TCTTCCTCTTTCCATCCGTTTATGACAGATGGTTTTCTCGTTGGTAACAACAAAGTGATCTGGCCGCAAGGCCAAAACCACCTCCACCTTCCCCGGTGGGAAGGCCGCACGTGCGAACATGCGGCCCTTCGTTGGGTATTAGATGATAGGGTATGGGTGGGCCTCCCGCAAGGGTACCCCGTACCGCCCCTTCTGACAATTCCCTCCGAAATGGGGATCGTTGTAGGACCTGTAAAGGCCCCACACGAACATCTTGGCACTGACTTTACAGAAAGCTGCTTAGATGAAACGATCGTACGAAAGTATTCCCAACTTGCAAAAGTTGTTCTATGCTTCCGAGGATTTGCCTACGGCCTTGCGGCCGCAGTAATCAAATCCGAGGGTCCATCAATGGACTTCGTACTTTCCCTCGCTTCCTTCAGGGCGCAAGCCCTGAAAGTTGCTGCCTCTGAGAACTTCGACTACCTTGCGGTATGCGATGGGTTCAAGGCCCTCTTCCGTGTGATTCACCATCGTAAGATGGATCATGTTGATAACCCTAGACCTCCAAACCTTCCGGTGTGGTGGCCTTCGACGGAAAGAGGTTCCCCAATTGATGGAAGGATCCCACTGCCAAAGCGCCTTGCGGCGACTAAGGAAGTACGCCCCCTTACGGAGGCTTGGGCCCGACCACTTGGGGGCGGATTCACTATTGACCAGGATTTCCTGTTTGCACAGGTCCTCCAGGGCTCGAGGGGCATGCCCCCGGGTGATAGTGAAGTCTGCAGGCGATCAGAGGAGAAGCAGCGTGAGCAGCTTCATACCCTAGCCCCTGGACCTTGGCGTGAGTACCTTACGGAAGTCGGTACCAAGGCTGAGGAAATCGCCTTTATGCATTCCGGAATGTTTAAGACCTCAGAGTCGCATGTGAGCGTAAGCACACGTGCGTGCTTTGAGGCCACCGTCTTGCACGGTGGGAAACAAGGCCAGCTCCGTGAGGAGTTCCTGGAGCAGGAGGAGACCCATTACTGGATCCCCAGATCTGCGTGGGGTAAAACCCACCTTGATTCCACGGGGAGTCGCATTTGGATGCCTGACGGCTACAAACAGACTCTCCATAGCATCTTCTTGTGCAACCTGGATCCGCTCGAGCCTGGAAAGTCGCTCTTGCAGACCCTGGAGTCCCCCGTAGGGGGGAATCTGATCATTTCAGTTGACCTTGCGAAGATGCATAAATTAGGTTACATTACGTTAGTAGGCACTTTGGTTGAGGGGTTACCCCTTTGGCCATTGGAGTGTGAACTCCACGCCCGCTTCCGCATTGTACCGGGGCTGACCCAACTTCCATCGAGAGTGGTAACACTTCCCGAAGAAGGGTGGAAAGGGAGGACTCTTGCGATTCCCCCCGCCACCTACTCACGTCTGTCTGGTGCCGCGAGGCACTGGTTTCAGGATAACCTTTCAGCTGCAGAGCCGAGGGTTAGTGTGGGTTTTGAGGCAGCCTATAAGCTTTGGGACATGCTAGGGGCACAGGGTAAAGTACCCCCTAAGTGGACTCACCGCCCATCACTGAGCGCTGATGTCACAGCATGCACCGACTCCACTTCCCACGAGATGATCTCTACAGTAATGTATCGATACCTCGAGGGTTTGGAGATGCGCCACGTGCGAGTCCCGACTCACGTCTGGATCGCAGTGGCGCTTATGGTTCAATCAAGAATCTTCATATACGGGGGATCGAATGGGCAACCGGGCGTAGTGGACGCTCGGGAGCATATCACCGGGGCCATGATGGGAGAAGGCCTCAGTTTTATACTCATGCTTCTTCAAAACCTCATATTAGATGAAACTTTATTGGACCATGAAGAGGACGAAGATGTGAAGAAAAGGGTTCGATCAGGTGGCCTTACGGCCATAGTCGGTGACGACTATACCCGATTCTTTACTAACCATGCGGATCTTTACAGACGCAGGGCCTTCGACTTCTTCTCTTGGGAAATGTCCCCAGGCAAGCACGGAATCAGTTTACACTCCATCCAACTTGCCGAGGAATTCGGGTTTATAACAAAACTCGACATCAAGGAGAAACCTAACAAAGCAGCTGTGAAGCTGGATTGCGTGAAGATCAAGTACCTCACGGTACCCGGTCCCGGTGCCTCCAAAGATGCTCCCGCATGGGTAGGCCGTGCCGCACCACTGACAAAACATATCATGTGGTCCTTAACAACCGGAAGGTTGTCTTTGGCTGCGGCGAAGGTGTTGGTAGATGGCTTTAGGTCATCTAACCGACTCCCCGACCGAATCCCGTTGGTCGCATGTCTCCCCCAAGCAATGGGGGGTCTCATGTTCCCAACCACTCTCTCACTGGCAACTGTCCTGCGAAGGACAAGAATGGACCTTGGGTTTGCACCCGTAATTGGTTTACCAGCGTGGGAGTGTGCCGCCACATTGAGGCGGCTATCTTCCTTGAACTCCCCCCATGGAACCGGCAAAGGGACACCAATGCCTAAGTTACCACAGTTGGAGTTGATGCAGGGTCCGTTTACACAGACCTGGCAACCCGAGAATCGAGAACCAATTACTTGGATCGACTTATCTCGGCAATGGAAGGACGACCCACTCCTGCCCCGGACCGGAAGGTTCTGGGACAGGGTGGGCCGTGAGCTCATACCCTCGGCCGAACAGGTGCGCTTACGCGCAAGAGAGTATGGGCTCGTGTCTACGGGGTCAATCGATAGCAAGTTCCTACGTCGCGAGACTTTACGGATGCTTGTCGAGGGTGAGGTCCTTGATAGGGCCGCCCTTCGGATCCAATGGGGATCGCTCCCCAAAAGGATTTATCATATATTGCACGGTGTTTGCTTACGCTATGCCGGTACAGTATTTGACCCTGACACTTATTTCTACATGCAACAGAAGTGGAAAAGGTTAAGACACGGTTGCAAAACCGTGGAGAAGCTTGAAGAAGCCCTCACCTATCTATTAACTGAAGCATATGTTCACGAGGATTCGGCTTACGCCAATTTAGTCCCCGAGACATTCCCTTGGTCCTTCAAATACAAGGCCCTCCCTCACGGTGGGGGCTCCAAGCTGTAAAGCCTGGTTTTCGTTGGATAAGGAAACATCTTTTAAACCAATTCCCGTCTGCTGTAAAGCTCCCTGGGTTCATGGTAGTTTGGGTTCACACCCACTATCACTGGTTATTGGTGGGTAGCTTCTCCCGTAAGGGATGGCAAGCCTCCAAAATAGCAATAGTCTAAAACTTTTGTATAACAAAAGAAAAAGCCGTAAG